TAGGCATACTCGCTACTGCTAAGTCCCTAGTTGAAGGTCCATGTATTGTTGTAACAGACGATAAAGACTTGAAGACTATACCATGTAGGTTAGCGCGTATGGATGAGGATGTAGTGACGATATCTGAGGCTGAGGCTGACTACTACCATATGTTTCAGACACTTACAGGTGATGCGACAGATGGGTACAAAGGCTGCCCCGGTGTTGGTCCTAAGAAAGCTGCTGAAGTACTCGCAAGTAATGACAACATGTGGGCAGCAGTAGTAAAGCAATACAATAAAGCAAAACTTACAGAAGAAGATGCTCTGGTTCAGGCTAGAGTAGCACGTATTTTACGGGCATGTGACTACGACTTTCAAGCGCAGGAAGTTAAACTCTGGACACCCTAATCATTGGCCTACCCAAAGAAGCATACGAACTCATATAAATCTGGACTTGAAGTAAGCGTAGCTAAGTCACTTGCTGATCTTGGCATCACTGATTGTTATGAGAAGTTTAAAATTGAATGGAAAGATCTAGCGTACAGAAAGTACACGCCTGATTTCATCTTACCCAACGGTGTGATCATTGAAAGCAAAGGTTTATTCACTGCGTCAGACCGACGTAAGCATCAGGAAATAAAAGCTCAGCATCCTACTCTAGACATTCGATTTGTGTTCTCTAGATCAGCTGCAAAATTAAGTAAGAAGAGTAAGACAACCTATGCCATGTGGTGTGCGAAGAATGGATTTATGTACGCAGATAAACACATACCTTGGGAGTGGCACGTTGGGAAAGATGTACCCCTCCCAAATTTGTTAATAACAGTGGAGCATAACTCATGAATTTTGATGATGAAAATGATATCGACATGACAGATGACACCTTGGCTATCTTCGTGACGCCAATGACAAATGATACTGGTCACTGGGATGGACGGTTAGATTTTAAATTAGCTATGCCCTCCACGAATAGTCTGTTTCAGCATGATCAAGAGGCAATCCAGGATCTGCTGTATGAGATGGTTTCAGTGTTGTTGGATGAAGGGTGGGAGGAAGCGACAGAAACTTACCCGACATCTCAATCAGGAGATAATATAATTCCAATTACATACTTAACAAAGTGCCGGGGTAACGTATGACAGGTCCAGTAGAGTGGGATAAGCAACAAAATCAAGAGAGGTTAGCTACTCTCACAAATGTACAGCATGGAGGTAACCACTACATCAAACTGGCAATCCAACCATCTGAATACATAATTAAAAATAAACTAAACTTCTGCGAAGGTAACGTCATCAAGTACGTAACCCGTCATAGGAGTAAGGATCGTGCAAAGGATTTACGCAAAGCAATTCACTATTGCATGATGCTGTTAGAAAGCGAGTACAACGAGGAATATGATGAAACACCATAGTGTATCTGTACAGTTGACAATGAAAATAGATACGGATCTATACTTTATATCAGTTGATGATGAAGTTGAATCTGACATCGAGGATGTCATACGAGAATTGATCTATGACGTAGATGGATTTGAGATAAAAACATTGACAGTAAGGAACTTAAATTAATGACGATCAGTTTGAATAGTTATCAAGAAGATGCAAGAGCAACAGCTATGTATCCCGATGAAATGGCACTCATCTACCCCGCTATGTTAGCAGGTGCTGAATCAGGTGAGATGCAAAATAAGGTGCAGAAGCTTATCCGCAAGGGGGTACTTCCAGCACTTGAGCCTCATGAGAAAGTAGATCCTCAAGTAGTACTAGGGATTATTGATGAGTGTGGTGATCAACTGTGGGCGCTGGCTAACATCTGCTCAGACTTGAATGTATCATTTGAGTACTGTGCAAGCAGAAACATTGCGAAGTTAAAATCACGCCATGCGCGTGGTGTTATCGAGGGTGAAGGAGATAACCGATGAGTGGTATAGGACACAACACTATCGGGCCACAGATACAAGCATGTGATGACCTACATGCACAGAAGTATCGACTACCTAACGAGTCATTTTCTGAGGCGTGTGCAAGACAAGCAGGGGCTATGGCTGATGATGACTCACATCGTTCTGCATTCAAAAACATACTTTTAAATCAGAGGTACATGCCAGCTGGTAGAGTACAAGCAGCTATGGGATCACCTAAGAATGTTACAGCATATAATTGTTTCGTCAGCGGTACAATTAAAGACAGCATGGATAGCATCATGGACAAGGCTAAAGAAGCCGCTGAGACTATGCGGAGAGGGGGTGGTATTGGCTTTGACTTTAGTAGAATACGTCCTCGTAATGATCGTATTGTTTCTCTTGATAGTTCCGCCTCTGGCCCTGTTTCATTCATGGCTATCTTTGACAGCGTATGCAACACAATAGTCAGCGCAGGACACAGACGGGGAGCGATGATGTCTGTCCTACGTGTTGATCATCCTGACATTGAGGAGTTCATTCGCGCTAAGAAGGACTCGACTACCCTTACTAACTTCAATGTATCCGTTGGTGTAACGGATGAGTTCATGGACTGTGTAGCTAAAGGTAAGATGTTTAACCTACAGTTTGAAGGGCGTGTGTACCAAGCAGTAGACGCAGCTGCACTGTGGGATGAGATCATGCGTAACAACTGGGATTGGGCTGAGCCAGGGGTGTTGTTCCTTGATCGAATCAATAATGACAATAACCTACATTATTGCGAGAGTATCGAAGCCACGAACCCATGTGGTGAGCAACCTCTACCCCCGTATGGTGCATGTCTGCTAGGCAGCTTTAACTTAGTTAAGTACATGGAGCGGGCTAACCAACACAAAGACTATTACACATTTAATTACACCCAATTTAAGATGGATATCCCCCATGTTGTACGGGCTATGGACAATGTTATAGATCGCACTCAGTACCCCCTTGCTGCTCAAGAGAAAGAAGCAAAGGCTAAGCGGAGAATGGGGCTTGGGATCACTGGCTTAGCGAATATCCTTACGCTGCTGAACGTCCGATACGGGTCTGCTGAAGCTGTTAGATATACACGTAAGATAACTAAGACACTGATGTGTGGTGCTTACGAAACCTCTGCTCTTCTTGCTAAAGAGAAGGGTTCGTTTCCTCTGTTCACAGAAGAGTATCATGACAGTAAGTTTATCCAGCGACTACCATTAGACATACAGGATTTAATTAAAAGATATGGTATCCGAAATAGTCACCTCACCTCTATCGCCCCTACTGGTACTATTAGTTTCACTGCTGATAACATTAGCAGCGGTGTGGAACCTGTATTCTCAAACCAAGTGGATCGAACTGTCCAAACAGAACAAGGGCCTATCATCGTTCCGCTCAAGGATTATGTATATAATACGTATGGTATTAAGAGTGTAGAGGCAGACGATCTGTCCACTGATGATCACTTGGATATGCAGATAGCTGTGCAACCATTCGTTGACAGTGCTGTATCTAAGACAATCAATGTGAGTGATAAAGTAACCTTTGATGAGTACAAGGATATCTACATGAAGGCGTGGCGAGGTAAGCTCAAGGGCTGTACGACCTTCCGCCTCGCTGGAAAAAGATATGGGATACTTAATAAAGTTGAACCTTTAGAGGAGCCTATTGAAGGGGCTGCATGTTTCATTGACCCCCTTACCGGAGGTAAAGAATGTGGGTGACATGGTAATTAAGAAGGGGATGATGTTGGAGGACGTTCAAACAGGGCGGGTTATCCAAGTCATCTCCAAAGCCTCAGGCAATAAACATTGGAATTGTAAGTGTGGTAAGAAGTCTCATAAGGTACATGAAGGTACTCTTAAGTCCTACTACTTACCCGCAACAGGTAACAAGGAGTGTGGTTGATGTCAAAAGTGTGTCTGATGGGTAGATTAATATTTGTTATGGCTCTTGGGGTAATACTAACTGGGTGTGACATCACACCTAAGTACCATGCAGGTACTCTCGTATATGTAGGCTGTCACAACGTAGAGCAGAACCCTAGCCCTGAAGGAAGTAAAGCGTACCTGCTGCTGTCTGAGTTAGACAAAGGTGACAAGCTATATCTGCAACAAATAGATCACAAGGGTAGAGCAGATGTTACTGTAGGTAGTCCATGTAAGTGATTTCTTACTAATGACTAATTAGATTCTACACCGTGGAGCAATGATTATTGCAGAGTGAAAACAAACTATGTCGAAATTGTATGACTACTAAAAGACTGTCAGATTTTTATGCAAGTGCAAGTCAATGTAAGCAATGCAACAAGCAGTATAGAGCAGAGAGATGGCATCACACAGCCTACAACCACATCAGAGAACGTCAGAGAAATGGGCGTGTTCCTATAGTTGAAACCCCCGTTACTGCTGAAGAAATACTAGAAATGTATAACGACATTGATGGGGTCTGTCCAAGCTGTAAGACACAAACGTACCCACACACAGGAAGTAGCTCTCCATCGATAGATCGCATCGACAATGCCAAAGGTTACTCCCCAGAAAACGTATGGATACTTTGCAACAGTTGCAACAGACGCAAGGGGGATAGTCGTAGTCCACATGACTTATACATCATAGCAGACAGTTGGTACGAGAAACTTAAGGAATTAGCACACAACAGGAGTACACATGGGTAAGAGACACAGAGGTTTAACGAAGTGGGACTTCCCACTTTCTATCCAGTTCAGTCGAGGCGAAGAAGATTTTAAGCGGGGAAATGTAACATCTCCATTTAAAGAAAATACCACCACCCATCGTGAGTGGATGAGAGGATTTAACAGAGCGTACTTTGCGAAAATAGAGGAACTTGCATGAGTGGGATCAGAGATACAGACAGTGAGTACATACTAATGCTTGAGTCTGTAGCTGATGCCGCAAGTAACTACTGTCTATCACGAGATGGCCTCACATCTTGTACAACATTTCAACAGCTAGTCGATTCACTGACTACACTTAACAAGGATATAAAATATGACAATGAGTAACAAAACAGCAGCTAACGCATTAGCATTTTTAAGGAGAGTAGAATTAAAAGGGAGTGAGGCAGGTGCATTTCTTGAGGTTCTGCAAGCTGTCAACGACAGTACTGAAGTTCCCGAACAGCTAGACATTGAAGATGCAATCTCTGAGGCAGACGGGAACTAATGAGAAGCATTACTACTATGGGTGTCCACAGGAAACCAGTAACTGTTCAGTCGTTAACAGATAAGTTAATTAAGTTTGAGGTAACGCTTAAAAATGTTACTGACAGATACCCAAGTAGTAGTCTAATTCATGAGATCTTAACTAAACTTCAAGAAGAATTAAAAACGCTTGACTGATTGTGGGTCATACAGAGGGGCGTGTGGTTATAAGGAATATTTCTGGGGGGTCGCTACCTAGAATGTTCCTTATAATTATTTCCACTTCTTACGAGTAATTAACCCGCCTTCATCCATACCATCTACTACTTTATGCAGACCTTTAAACTTTGGAAAGCTAGGATCTTGAATTGACTTCATAGTTTTTTTATCACTAAACTTCTTAGGTACACCTAATGTATCCATTTGATTATCGATGTTCGATTCCTTTACCATATCGAATGCCGATTTTTCAGTAAGGTCCATTTGGTTTTTTCTAGTATTCCCCTGAAACATTCTACGTGAGTTGGCCCCTGGCTTATCAATACTCATCCCCAATATAAACTTTTCAAGTTGCTCTGCCTTTTGAGGCATCTTAAACACGAGAGGCTCTAAGTTCTTTGCAGCCCTTGAAGCATTTGTTTTTTCATGTACAGATGAAGCCTTGTCTATCAGTTGTTGTTTCATCTCATTCAAAACAGGAAATATGTCCTTTTGATCGATCCTATCAAAAAGCCTTTGAACAGTCCCCCTTAGCTCTTGTGTTTTTGCTACACGCACTAACCCCAGTTGTGACTTAACTGCATTTCGGAATACATTGTATGCAAGCTCAGGCCCTGACTCCTTTAGTGTAAGATCAAGGCTCTCTATAACATTAAAGTTTTTTGCAGACTGAATCATTCCATCAAATAGTGATGATTGCTCCCTCTTATTTAACTTTCTCCATTTTAATTTAGATGGATGTGGAAATGCAATTTCACTTTCAGTGTGGCCTATCCCATGCTGAGGCAGCTTTTGTGGGTTATACTGCACTTCGGTGCGTAGCAACTCTGAAAGCCGCTCATCCGCTTCCATCCAATCAGAATCGTCTACCTTATTTTTAATTGTTCGTAATGTGTTTGCAGCATCATCCGTATACTTTTGAGCAGCAGCGGAATACTCAGGGGTTCCAGGTGTCTCCCCATTAAGCATATGCTTGTGTCTCTTGATTAGTAACTCAACTATTTTCTTTTGATCATTATTGTTTAACCTAGAAACCTTTTTTCCAGGCCCAGGCTGTTTGTTAAATACACTTTCAGTTAGAGATCTACGTATTACAGCACCATACTTGTCGGGTGACATATCTGAAAGATCATCATACCTCAGTGTCTTACCATCATATGTTTCTAGGACATACATGTCATCCTTCAACGCCCGTTTGATACTATCAATTGACGTGTCAGGCTGAGCCTTCATAGCGAATGACCACAAAGAAACTAAAGGGTCAGCTGAGGCTGAATACATGGGAGTGCGGAGTTCAACGTGTTCCTTTGGGTTAATAGCCCCAGTATCTGTTCTTCTTACATTACCCAAATCAGCTGTTCTGTTTTCAAATTCAGCTTGGGTTCTTGCGTTCTCTGCATAGTCTTGCATCTTGCCACCAACCATTACATCATCTGTAAGGCCAGCTTCACCTACAAAAACCTTTGGTCCTTCTGGTAGTATTCTTGGGGATGTCTCAAAATCATATTTAGCCTTATCATAGCTACCTTTGATGATCGCCATCTCAGTATTACTGTATTTTGTTTTACCGCCTGTAGGTTTAACTATTACTGCTTTCCACTCCTCTGGGGTTGGGTAGCCAGTGCCTGAAGTTGTAGTCTCTACAATTGGGTTGCCATACTCATCAACATTATCAAACGTATTATAGTCGATCTCATCTATTGACCAGGGATCTTTGCCGTACTGCTGTTCTTCCATAGTCTTCCAGTACTCTGCATCCTCAGCATCACCATACATTTCATCAGCAGTTGTTTTCTTAGGGGACTGTGCGGAAGGTTCTTGTAAGGTTTTCATCTCTTCGTAGAAAGAACGCACTTCCCTGTTTACAAGTTTTGGTCCAGCTGGCTGAGGGATGTCAGCATCGATCTTAATCTTATCGTATGGATTACTAATATTAAGTTGTTCAGTTACGTGATCAATAGTAACTAAGTTTTTCTTAGGTGAGCCATCCTTTGCTGTGTTGAAAGATTTAACTAGATCTGATTTATCAGCACCATCCTTAACTA